CCGCCACAAATAAGCATATTAAAAGCCCCGGGATAATTTCCTAGGGCTTTATTTTTATTCTTCCTCTTCTTCCTCTTCTTCCTCTAACCATATTTGACACTGCTTGCCGTCCTCTTCGTAGCTGATAGCTTCACCAGCTTCCAGGCGTTCCCGCCAGTCCTCCGGGTAATTCTCCGGTCTGTAAATACAGTTTCCCGGAAGGAATTGATTTCCGCGCATTTCATTTATTTTCATATTTTCCCTCCTGTCCGCCCTCCTGGGGCTGTGTGGTTGTTTTTCTTTAACTGTCTTTATTATAGCACTTATTAAACTATGCGTCAAGTACTTTATTAAACTATTCTTTAATTCTTCATTCTTTCTAATTCTTTTTGTATGCACTCCAGAACGAACGCAGACATCTTTACGCCTTTTAGATCGGCCGCTCTTTTAACGTCTTCCTTGGTTCCCTTTGGCGCCATTACTGTTATACGGTCGTACTTGTCTTTTTGATATTGTGCAATATATGAAAGTTCCTTTTCTTTCTCTTTAAATGCCATTTATTAACCCTCCTGTTATTGTTTGCTTTGATTATATCATTTATTAAACTATGCGTCAATTATATAGTAGGTTTTCACATATTATTTTTTCTCTTCCTATTATATGGAGCGCAAAAATACATATCATAAAAAATTATACGTTTTATTAAACTATGCTATTGACATTATTATTAAACTATGCTATTATAATACCAACAAAGGAACAAAAGAAACAAACAACCGGAATCGCCCGAACCACTCAAGCCAATGAGGACATAGGGAACCGGCACCGATTAATTGAAAAATTCTAGTTCCTAGGCAAAATAAAAAAGCTGGCTGCATCCTACCAAGACGAACAGCCAGCACCAAACTAAAAAAGAAAGGCAACCCCATTATAACAGGGGTAAAGGTAAAAAACAATGACAAAATACAATTATCTGGAAGCAGTAAAAGAAGACGTTAAAAATTATATTGATAATGAAATTAATTTCACAGACTTTGACAGCCTGGAAGAACTGAAAGAAAAATTAAATGATGAGCTTTGGATAGAAGACAGCGTAACAGGCAATGCAAGCGGCTCTTACTATTGCAATGCTTACAAGGCAGAAGAAAGCATAGCGCACAACTGGGGCCTACTCGAAGAAGCTCTTGACGAGTTCAGGCAGAATAACATAAACGTTATTGAAAAGGGCGCAGAATGGGCAGACGTAACAATCCGTTGTTACTTATTAGGGATCGCAATTTCTGAAGTGCTGGACGATCTCGAAGAAGATTTTGACGAAGCACACAAAGAAATGGAGGCCTAAAGCATGAAATATCATTACATAGCAATTTCAACACGCACAAACAATAAAAAATTTGCTTCTGTTCTTCGGGTTTCAAGCTCTGACAATTTATTATTTTCTTTGCAAATCCCCGGCATTACTTCCGCAAATATTTGCAGCACGAAAAAAGAAGCTGAAAACGTTGTTGACTTCTGGAACAAGTGTTACAAGAAAAACAAGACTTATGGAGGGCTTTAAAATGGTAACAATCAAGAAAGCCACGCAAGCGCAGACAATCGCCGCCATAAAAAGCGGCGATTTCTCCACAGTTGATACAATCAACAGAAAAGCTGAAAAGGAAGCAACGGAAATTTTTACTGCTGTTTCCGATGGCGTTATTAAATTAGCTTATTGGGATATGTCCCCGGTAAAGCGCCGGGATGGTAAAAAGTCTGTGATGCGGTACGCTTTGCATAGATCAACAAAAAAAGAGGGCTGTTTACAACTCTCCTGTATGGAGCTTATCGGGGGTACGATCATCCCAACAAGCGACCAACAATTTAAAATTAATGATGATTATGATCACCGGGAATTTTTTCGCAGTCTTCCGGCTGTTACAAAAATGACTTTTAAATAATATGACAAGTCTTTTTATATCCTGGCTCCCAGGGTGAAGGGAAGAAAGATAAAACATGAAAAATTCAACTTTTAAGGAAAATGTAAGAAAGTAACTTGAAGCAAATAAAAAAGTACATGCTATGGGCTTAGATGTTTGGTATGATGGAAATTTTAAGCATGTACGAATATATAAAACATATAAAAACGAATATAACCAGGATAATATAAAATTTATTGGTTATATTGATGATGATTTCAACATTGTTATAAACGAATGATTTTTTTACCGCTTTCCGGTTTCCAGTCCGGCGGCACGTTCACGGCGTGCAAGCGGTTTTTTAGCATTCTTCCAGATGCACATTGCAAAGTTAATGCCATAAGTCAATCAATTAGCGCGCTATTTTAGCCGTAAATGGCTTTTAATGCTGTTAATGGGGATTTATGCAGTATTTGCATTTTGAGCCGCTTATGAGCCTTTAAAACGCTTTTTAGCGTCTTGCATGGTTTATTGACTGTCTGCGGCTATTGGTGTATAATAGCCTTGTGTAGCTATGTGCAGCTATGCTTTATTTGCATACCGTGTAAATGGGTGCATTGTGTCCGCTTACGTGCGTATATTGTCCAGGCTTCCCGGTGATCTGTCGCAGCTGTCCGGGCATATATCAATTAGGTATATACAACTATATTGTGATATGCTTGTATAACGCCGTATTTGCCATTTTAAGGCGTTTTATAATCGTAGTCAATAAAGTATAGGATAAATACGTTACAAGCCATTTAAGGCTTATTTTGCAAGAGTATTATTGCATTTTTTATCACTGCATTACATGCCATTTGCTGTTATGATCTATTATCCGTGGGTTATTGGTTCTGATCTTCCAGGGCTACGGCTGGCGGTCGGCTTTGTTGACTTTCAATCATTCCTGGCAGCGTCCCGGCTTCATCGGTTCGGCGCGGTATCGGCTTCCAGTACTGTCCATGGTTTGTTTGTGCCGGCGGAAAAACCGCAGCTGTTAAAGGCTTCAATAGTTGTAACTAACTTTGGAATGATTCTTAAATTCCAACATCATTTTGGAAGCCGAAAATCAAGGAAATCCAGGAAAAAAGTGGCAACCAGAAAAATTCTCGCATTTTCTAGTTACCACTTAAATTTTAATTTTGCACAAATATTTCTATAGCGTAAAGTTCTAAATGATTCAAAATTCACAATTTATTTAATCCTTCCTTCTTCCGTGTTCCATATCTTCTGTGGGATGATTTTTCTAAACGTTCCGTCCTCTTCATTTGGGACTTGGAAAGTTTCTTCTTTCTCTGGTAATTATCAGTCGTTGTTCCCATTCACGCTCTCCTTGTTAATCTTCTGATTCCTGGTTTCAAAATTTATAATCTCCGTGTCTGTTTCTAATTCTTCCGGGATTCTTCCAACAATGATAACTCGCAGTGGTTTCAATCTCCGTTCCATTTCCTTGAAACCAACGCAAAATTCCAACCGTGCTGCCTTGCTCTTTACTCTTCCATTTGTGCAACAGGCAACTGTGCTTCCCTCTGGTAGCCCATCAAAGCACCAGTCCCAACAGTATTCTGGTAATATGCTTACGTTTGGAATTACTGGAATATCATTCAAGATCATGTAGTGAGCCAGTGCATGATTACGGTATTTATTCCACAGGCACATTACCAGTGGCATTCCATTCTTGCCTACTGATATGCTAAAATCCGGCATAACGACTGCATGAAAACATTTTAAATGCTCAATATACTTGTCTGGCTGATTCCATAATCTTTGAAACTGCACATCATCCACGTAGAAGTTTACATCCAGTTCCCGGTGGTTCTTAATTTTTCTGCTGAAGCTCTCTGCAAAGTCTACAGTATCTTTGCCAGTATGGATAAAAGTCTTTGGAATTTTCGGGATTCCGTACTTACCATCAAGGTCTGCATCCGTGATTAAAAACTCTTTCATTACGTCATAAGCTGTATGTATCATTGATTCCACTCCCATTTTTTCTCTTATAGTGCTAAAAGGTACTTATATTTGAAAAATACCATATCTTGTGTCTTAATGCAAGTTTTCCTACTAAATATCTTGTGTTGTTCTGAATGTAGAGTTAAAATCATATCGTCAGAACGGCGCAAGGGAAACCCCCATTTTTCAAGGCTTCCAGACCTTAATTGAAATGTCAGTGTTGCACATGTAACCGCCAACGGTTCAACGGTAATTTTTTCAAAAAGTTCATTGACAATCTGCCTGTTAATGTCCTGTGGAGTAACGCCTTTAAACTTTTCTAACTGTTCTTTAATAGCACTTAATTGTATTTCTACTGGCTCTGGACTTTTTGTATTTTGGATTTCTAGAATATGGCTCTCAATCTGTTTTATCTGCTTCACGTATTCTTTATTTCTTGAAATAAACTCATCATCAGATATTTTTCCATCCAGATTATATTCCAGTATTTTTTCACGTTTTTGTTTTAACAGATCAATCTGTTTTTCAAGTCGTGAGATTTCGTTTTTATTGTCTGGAATGTTTTTGATCGAGGACTGCAAAATTTCAAAATATTCTTCCAAAATGCTGTCAATATTTTCAGAAGATTTATTTATTAATTCTGCAATTATTTCTTTCAGTTCTGATTCTGCCAGTCCGAATGAATCGCATGAAGCTGCTCCGTTTTTTATCTTATAACTGCATACCCATCGAACATCTTCTTTTCCTCGAATATAATGCTGCTTCATCCAGTATGGCGCTCCGTCATTTGCGCAGAAAAGTTTTCCAGTGAAAATATTTTCGTTTTTAAAAGAGGTTCTTCTTGATTTTATGGCTTCTCCACGTTCTCTTAAATATGCGTTTGCCTTTTCCCAGGTAGTTTCATCAATGATCTGCGGTACTCTGGAACCATCATCCTTAAACATTATCCATTCTGACTGCGGAAGAAATTCTTGTTTCTTTGTGAACATATCGACAACCTTTACTTTTCCTCCGCAATAGTATCCTTTGTATTTTGGATTCCGAATAATATTTTTTATGACATCTCTACTGATCTTACCGCCTTTGAAACTTCTATATCCCATATTCCAGAGTTTTTTTTCAATTCTTGGTGTAGACATTCCAGAAGCATAGTCTCGAAAGACCATTCGAACCATGTCTGCTTCTTCTGGAATCAGTTCAAGCTTTCCTTGATTGTTTGAGTATCCATACATTCTGTGTCCGAGAACAACACCGTTTTTGATTGACTGTGCGTGTCCAAACTTTACTCTTGAAGAAAGTTTTCGGATTTCGTCCTGCGCTACCCCAGCCATAATAGTAAGTCGGAACTCACTATCATCATCAATAGTGTTAATTCCATCATTTTGGAACCAAACGCATACGCCGTAAGACAACAATTCTCTGGTGTATTGGATGCTATCAAGAGTGTTTCTCGCAAATCTTGAAATTTCTTTTGTTATAATCATGTCAATTTTTCCAAGCTTTGCATCTCTGAGCATTCTTTGGAATTCTTCTCTTTTATCTGCGTGCATTCCAGAGATACCATCATCAATGTAAGAACCGGCAAACTTCCATCTGTTGTTAGAATGTATCAGTTCTTCAAAATGTTCCTCCTGGTGCTTAATGGATGCTTGCTGTTCAACTTTTTCAGTAGAAACCCTGGCATAATAAGCAACATTTAGTTCAATGTCGTAAATAGAGCAATTTCTTAATTTTTCTCTTACATAATAAATATTCATAGTGCATTTCTCCCTTAATAAACAGGGAGTGGAATCATATAAAGTATAACACCTCATATAAATCCACTCAATACATTGTCGTTACTTTCTAATGCTGATTTCAGCTTTAATTTTATCTCTTGTTTTCTCATCTATCAGACCAAGTGAGAACATTCTTTCGTTTATGGCATACAATATAGCTTTTTCCATTAATTGTCCCTCCATATAATTATCTCATTTTAAACGCTGTTTTTCTTTATCTTTTGTATGCCCTATAATTTCTACCATTATTCTCTTTTGAACGATTCTGCGCTATTTTAAATACACAATTATCACGTTTTACAACAAATCAAAGATATTGACCTGCCCATCAATCTGAGATTCTTCCAGATTGTAAAATTTGCAAGCTATATAATCTGGATTCCAATCAATTTCCAGTTCGTATTGCAAACATTGCGGATGTTTGCCCCCACGGAAGAATCTGCATTCTGAACAGGTATGCTGATAAGCTGTACCGCCAGACCGCTTATACATTTCGCTTATCTTTCTCATAGAATCACTCGCTTTACTCTTGACTTTCCTCTCGCTTTCTTCTTGAAGATACCATTTTTAACACAATCCCTTGGATCACATCCTCTGCTATGTTCTTCAATCAAGATATAATCACAGGTTGCATTTGTACTCCATGCATTTTCGCTCTTGCTGTAATAGTCGCATTTCGAGCATTGTCTCCGCTTTAAGACTATAATTTCAGTGCTTTTTAATTCTCTCCATGGTTTTCTATCTGGCAATTTTCAGCACCTCCCAATCTGGCAGTATCTATAATTTTTAAAAGGTCTGGACTTAGTTTTCTTCGTTCTTGTTCTCTTTGCACTTCTGCCCGATACGTCCTTTGAAAATTTGATTGAACTACACTCCACCATGTACCATCTACATTTTCAGATACCGCCCATTCTCTAAGTTGTGCCGGACTTGATACTGCTTTCTGAATGATTTTTGGAAGCTTATCAAACTCTGTTTCTGCGTTATATGTAGAGTTCTGAATAGCTTTGCATACCTTTTCCCAGGCTTCTGTTTCATTCAGCTCTTCCTTTTGCGGTGCAACGCTTTGTGCGCATTGCCTTAATGCGGCTATTGATGGCTCTTTCCATTCCGTCTGCATATATTTCTTTAATCCGAAACTTAAAAGCTTGTAATCCAGGTCTTTCAGTAATCCGTACCAAGTATCAAAAGCATATTGATCTGGCAGAAATGCTGGGGAAGTGTACACAGCTTTCATTGCCTTTACCAGTACCGCCCATTCTTCTCTTGTCATACCCAGTTATCCACCTCGCTTACCCTGTTTTGTATTTTCTCCATGTAACTTTGAGGCTTGTTACCGGATTTATCAAGATAGTTCCCTTCAAATACCTTCGCAAAGTTACCGGGCTTTAAGAACCAATCGAAAGTTATCATCCAACCTTCTTTGTTCTGGCCTTGTAAGAAGCTGCTATGGCGAATGTTTTCAATGGCTTCTAAGATATCGTCCATATGGTTCTGACGGATTCTGGCTTTCACTGCTTGTTCTCGTTTTGATGTCATTCTTTTTACAGGGTTAATACCAAATTCTTCCAGAGTATTCCATTCATCAATGATTCGTTGGACGTCAGTCTGACGAATAGTATCTTTAGATACTATTAAATCATTTATATCTTTTTCTTTATCTTTATCTAATTCTGTATCTAAATCTAATTCTAAATCTTTATCTAAACCTATATCTTTATCTGAGTGCGTCTTTCGTTCGTCTATTTTGCGTCTTTTCTGCGTCTGCCTGTTTGAACGCTCTATTAGTTTGGTATCATCAATAGAATTTCCATTTGTCAGTGAGTAACTTCCGTTATCTTTCAATAGCAGTTTCTTTTTTTCATCAGTGTATGAAGTTTCTATATATCTGTCTCTGGACAGGGTGTTGTGCATTCTCCAATGTTTAATAACGATCACGCCATCATCAAACAAGATAACAAATCTCTTGGCAATTAGAAGCTTCAAATCATCATCATTCGCTCCTATTATTTTTTCAATCCTCTTTGGGTTTCCAATAAATCCATCATCGTCAGCTCTCATGTTCAAATGGAAGTAAAGACACTGTGTTGACAACGGCATGTCTAAAAAAGCATCACTATCAACAATTTTCATGGTAAACATCCTTTTCCGTGCCATTTTTAGAACCCCCTTTCTTCTACCATTCTGGTTTAATCCCATTTTAATTTCTCTTTAACGTTTTTTTCTTCCACAAGTTCGAAATATTTTCTAAATTATCCATTATTCCCCTCCACCTTAATAAATGCCATCCAATGTGTTTTCCCCTGTTTGCCAGATCTATTGCCGTACAAGGGTCGTGCCCCAATGGCTGCAATAACGTCCTTTACAGAAATCTGTGTCTCATTCCACTTAAAAATCAATGTGCCGTAAGGTTTAAGCACACGCATACACTCCGAAAAACCATCATGTAACACTTGTTTCCATGTATCTTTGTTGAGTTTTCCGTACTTCTTTACCATCCAGGCATTGTCTCCTCCTTGGATAAGATGTGGTGGGTCAAACACAACATGGCAAAATGTATTATCTTCAAACGGGAGGCATGTGAAGTCTGCTATAATATCTGGATGGATGTTGCAATACCTTGTTACTTTTCCATCTCCGCTTGTCCATATTGCTTCGTCATCCAGTTCGCGTTTATCAACGAAAACAGCAAATTCATTATTTTTGTTGAACCAAATCATTCTTGAACCACATGTAGCGTCCAGAACAGGTTTATCCATTTTCCTTCATCTCCTATCCAAAAAGTTTTCCACAAATTACACATCTGTATATATGCCCTCTTCTGCGAGAGTGATATTTAATCCATTGATGACTGTGCATTCTTCATCTCCTCCAATTTCCTTGCAGTTTTTCTATAATCTCTATTTGCTGACCGGAACATCATCAGAAGAATTTCAGATACAGGTCTTGTTCTGTATCTCCTCACTGCTCTCTTGATGCATGAAAGCTCACTTCCGTCTGGTATGTAAACCCCTACAGAATACGGAATTTCCAGAGATATTTTTGCATATACATCTTGCGGCATAACTAAATAGTTGAAATCTCCAATGAAATTTAACCCGTGTCCAGATTTGAAATCTTCAACAGACGACTTAATTTCATAGCAGTAGCAATCCGCTTTTTCTATTCCAGAAACGCTATTATTTGCTGGAACAAATTTCATGTAGTCCACTCTGATTGCATGATCTGTATAGTAATCAAATGTAACTTCTCGTGCCCAATAAATACGTGGATCATTATGCGGATTAATTTTCTTTTCAACCATGGCTGATAATTTTGCCGTAATCTCAGGTCTTGTCATTTCCCAGCTCCTCCAACTTCTCCATAATCTTCTTGGATTGCCTTTATGTTATATAATTTGCTTATCATAGTAATCTGAGATACTTTCATCTTGATAATTGGGTTTCTTGCGCCCTTGTTAATTCGGAATAATATATCCCCAACCTTACACTGCAATCTCACAAGAAGGCCCTGTTCTTCTAAGTCTTCAAATTTTGCAAGACGATTAACCATAGCTTTTAATCTGTCACAATCTCCTGTTCCTTTTGAACAATTATCGCAATAGCAACTGCATATGAATCCAGGACTATTGTTGTACGTGATTCCGCTAATTTCTCTTTTTGTCAATCTCTCCATCTACTTCACCTCTTCCATCTGACTTTCTACAGTATCTGCAAGTAACTTCAAGGAATTGATAAATGAGCCCGTCAATGCTGTTCTGTCTGGGTTTTTAGTGAATGTTCTGATAAGGCTCACTGCATCCTTGATTTTTTCTTCATCTTCGACGATTTCGGATGCTTCATACAATGTCTTTTCAGAATAGTTGTAAGCAACGTTCTTATTGTCGTAAAAATTCAATATGTTTGGAAACGGAATTACGATAGGGTTTAAATGGTTTTCTCTCGCCCATGTGAATCCCTGAAGCTTTGCCATTTTCAGAACACTCAAATATTCTTCCTGTGTCTTTACAAACACGATTTTTCCTATTAAATTAATCATCAGAATTTCCTCCTGTAATCTCATCAATACACTGATTCCAGCCCTCTGCAAAGCCAGAATCAGACGTATTAGCCGGATAATCTCCATTGTCTTTTTCTGGCAAATCCATAAGCGGACACCAATCAGGTCTTGATTTGCTTTCGCAATCATAATGTTCTTCTGTCATCAGAATTGCATCATAATATAAACAGTCAGCTAATTCACAGCATCCCTCATATTCAAGATTTCCACAATATTCAGTTCCGAACGGGCAGCCATAACAATTTTCTGGCGTGTCAATCACTAATACTGATTTGCTCATTCAACTCCACCGCCTTTCACGATTTCGATTGCCCTGCTCAGTCCAGCATTGTATCCTTGATGCACATCAGATAAAATACATTCTGATTCAATGAATTTATCTCTTTCCAATTCGCTAATAGCCTTATCCACATCAAAAACTGTCGGTTGCTCATTGACACAATCAATAAACTCTTTCTGGTCGGAACTAATACTTGTTCCAATTTCCCAAATTTTGATGTATTTAATTAATTCGTCAGCATCAATCAGTCTACTCATTCAGTTTCACCGCCTTTTATAATTTCATCAATTATTGTATCTTCTTCTATGCAATATTTTTCAAATAAATAATTCTCTAATTGTTCCACAACCTTATCCACATCAAAAGCTGTCGGCTGCTCGTCAACAATATGTATATATCTGTCTATAATCTTCTGTATTGGTTCTCCTAAGATATTTTGAAGCAGTATATCTTTTTTTAATTTATCTGTGTCGATTAACCGCATTCCTCAGCCCTCCTTGTATGGCTCTGGAAGTGGTCGCCATGCCGTAATCTCAATCCAATCATAATTGCTATCAAGATAATATCCGTCACAATCAATAAAGCTTGTATCTTGCCATGTTGTTTCTCCGTTAGTAACCAATATTTCTTGTCCGTCATCTGGCATTTTGCAGTCAAGCATATACTGTATATCAGTTGATATGGATTCTTCCGCACGTTCTTTTTCTGATATCTGATGATATTTTACCGGAATCCACCCATTTTCTTTCTCGTCCTGTTCCAGATCGTCCAGAAGACTATTTACGATATCCAGCGCACTCCCTGGAAGCCCATGCTTATACTGCGATTTCTTTTCTATCTCAGCTTTGTATTGCTCTAATCTGTTTCGTACTCTGCTCATACTTCCACCTCACTATCCTCTGGCATCTGGAACGTCATTCCTTTTTTGAGCATTTCTCCAAGTTCTCCCGCATGTGCTTTGTTTTCTTCCGTTTTTGGCTTCATACTTAATATCCTACATACTTCTGGAATTACATATTTTGTGTATTCCGAATCTCCATAGGCTTCCTGAATCATATCCAGTACTTTCATGGCTTTTGCTTTGGTAGAATATCTTCCGACCATGAGTGAGCCTGTGCCATCTTCGACATAGATATCCTCACTATCCTTTTCAGGAAATGCTGATACTGTGCAAATATTGTCGAAATTTACAATCATTCTTTTATCCTGACTTCTGATTAACATTTTGCGTCCTCCTCGTCTTCATAGTTCATTACAATTGTAATCACCTGCACGAGAACCTTCTGAATCTGATCGTAAATATGGTGATCGTCAGTTCCGAAATGTGAACATAATACCGCATTCCGTACACCATCCGCATAACAATCCGCCATGAAATCAGCACTGTACACATCATCTTTATTATCAAGCTGTCCGTATTCTCTCCACTGAGCGGTAATAAAATCTTCTACTTTTTCGTCTACCACATCGTAACTGTCTTTATTTCCATTGATATGTCTCACACAGCAATCAATGAATCCTAATCTGTCGCAATCTCTATAATCTTTAGATGTCTCCTGCGTATATTCTCCAAATACACGATTGATTTCTTCATCAAAATTCTCTGGCAAATTGAAAATATCCACTTCCAATCCTCTTGGAAGATTTATTGTATAACTTCTCATTTTGCGTCCTCCTTATCGTTCGCTCTTTTATTCCATGCTTCAACGAATTCTCTATAATCCCATGTGCCCGGACAAAAATCTAATCCGCATTCGCAGTAAATACTTATCGGATGACCTCCACTGTAAGGGTCGTAAAAAGATGGCTTCCAATCTATTTGCGGGATATACATATCTTTGTTTGTATCTATCTCTTTCCCGCAAAACGGACACGGTTTTAATTTATCCATTTCTCCTCCTTATTTTCTCATACAATTCAAAATATTCTTCCCATGTTTCTGGCAGTTTGATACAATCTGGCTCATAAGGTTGTGGATATACAGTATATCCACACCTCGTACATTTGATTTGTGGCGGAAAATCTCTACTCCATTCCATGTTTCCACCACATTTTCTGCAACGAATGTATCTCTCTACTTTCTTTGGTTTCGTTTTGAAAAATGAAGTGTAATTATTGTTTTTCATTTCCGTTCTCCTGCTCTTTAAATTCCATCTTCAAATCGTAGACAAACTGGCAAAGTTTCTCTGAAACCTCATCCGCATTCTCTACATTTGCAAGCTGTCTAACATACTGCTTACCGCAGATAACACAAGTCAACTTTCTGATTGTTTCCCAGACCTGCCACGAGATAATAGAAGAATCGAAAGCTTCTGCCATAAGAGAATGTCTTCCGTTCCCGTTCTCGTCTCTGAACCACTTTTCTCTTGATGTCTTTAATGTGGTTGCGACGTCTTCTCTGGTAAGGCAACCTTTGTATTTCTCGTCCATGCGCTTTTCCAGCTCATCTAAAAGTTCCTTCTTTTCCTGTTCTGTCATTGCGTCCTCACTTTCCATAACTTTTCAAAACTTCTACAATTGCATTAATGTGCTCTGACAGTGCATCTAAATCTTCGTCTTTAATTACTCTCAGTCCACGGCTCGACTTAAAATCTTCAATGGCATATACACCATCTTTAATTTCCTTAAATTTCTTTGCCATTTCGCTTTCTTTTATGGCTTCGGAATCATATTTATAAAATGTCTCATATCTATCGTGCTCTCCGAACTTGTCGGTTTCAATTTTGGTTCGTTTAGGAGTTATACGAATAATCTTTACCGGATACACCATGACGTGTCTAAAACTTGTTTCCCATCCACACCGTACCTCTCTTGCGATTCCAACTACATCTCCGACTTTTAGATCATCTTTATTTATCGGGTTTAATTTTCCTATTACCATCTTCTTGTCATCCTCACTTTCCCCATGTAAGCAACTGACACGCTATTGTGCAGTCCTCCATGATTTCTAAATGAAATCTTCGATATTCATTTGCGGGTTTCTTTCTAAAACAATCATTTCATCTTTAGCTCTCTGGTAGAAATTTCTATCAATCTCAAATCCATATGCGTTTCTACCAAGTTCCATGGCTGCTCTCAATGTGCTTCCACTTCCACAACATGGGTCAATTACCACGTCTCCGGGATCGGTAAATATTTCAATTAATCTTTTCAGAACTGCTACTGGTTTTTGCGCGGGATGAATTTTAGGAATATCTTTTCCGTCTTTTTCCCACTGAAACCAGTTAAAAACCATCTTTCCAGTACCGCGAATAGTCTTTCCATTTTCATCCGTCTGTGCTCCATTTCTGAACTTTGGAAGCTTATTCCGATAAAATACAAGTGCGTATTCTGTAGCCCCTACCACGCGCATGTTAGCTTTTAGTACCTGCGGGCTGTAATTTTTAATAAACACAAGCGGTATGTAGTGGACGAATCCATGTTTCGCAGCCGCATTGATCAGCGTTTGTATTTGCTCGAACGAACAGAATACGATCATACATGGTGCGTCTGAACTTCTTCCTCTTGTGCCCGCCTTTTTAGGCTCTTTTCTCAACATCTTTGAACAAAAATGAAAATATTCATACAAATTAAAGTTGAAATCAGAGTTGAAAGCTGCCTTTCCGGCTAATTTACTTTCACCATTCTTATTATCTCCGCCCGTGTACCACATTGGATTACTGCCATAAAAGTTGTTTCCAACATTGTAAGGTACATCCGCAATTACAAGTTGCGCTCTTGGAATTGCATATTTTTTATAATTCTGCATAGAATCACGATATATTTCACACTTTAAATTCATTTTTTCTAAGAAGCCCGGTATACCCTTGCCCGGCCGGAGGCTGGCTCCTTTCTATTTTTTTAATTACTTGTTTTGCTCGATTAGATATAACCTTGTTTTATCGAGAATTCGTTATTCCTTTCTTTTAACCATTTATTTACGCTCCAAATCTTCTGACCAATTCTTTATTCAAATCTGGAATCCGTACATCTGTTTCAGATTCCAACTCTTCAACCATGCTCATAAAGCTTCTTTCGCCACGGTTTGCTTGGCCTACAAACTCATTTGCACAATTAATCACATCCAAAAGTCTTTTAGTGGAAAAGCCATGCAATTTCCGTAATGCCAGCATGGTTGTTACCGTGTTAATTGTATTCGCCCAGTCGTCACCAGTTCTGAATCCATCGTTGTAAGCCTGATCTTGCATGACTTCCAGCTCTTTACGTGAATTCTGCATGGCTCTTCCGAATGCCTGTGACATTTGATTATCGCATTCCAGCACCCTATTTTTCTTTGGCGCTTTCATCTTTAATTTGCTTCCCATGTTTCTTCCTTTCGTATCTGTATTCCGTCAAACGGTATGCTCTCGATATTCCCGGATGTTCTGTGGCAATCAGAGAATCCATCTCCAATTGCCGCATATGTCTCTGAACAGTACACTTTGTAAGGTCTGTTCCATCCATAATTTCTTCATAAGAAGGCATATATCCGTGTTTCTCAAAATACTTGACAAGAAATCTGTAAATATCGTTTCTGGCAGATTGTCCCTCATTATATTTCCTCTGACGGTAATTCATACGCAAAACGGCTCTTCTGCCGCAGTATTTCTTTTTTCTGCACGCATTTTATTTAATCTTTCCGCAGCTTTCTTTTTCGTTTCATCGGAATATTTTCTTGGTGGATTAATTTTAATGTAAGAATACGGTAAGTGAGCGAAAATAGATCCATCATTATTTCTGGCAAGAATTTTCACATCGTCTGGAAATTCCTTTTCTAACTCCTCACATCTGTTCTTCCAGGAACTTCCGTTCTTAGCAGTAAGCCCTACATAATCCCTCCCGGAAATCCATTCAATTACGCATTCGTTTGTGTTTTCTGACACAAAACTCACCTCTATTCATTTTTTATTTTTTATCTTTGGAATTTAGCCAGTAGAACTACTGGTGTGTTAGAATCAGTGATAATTTTCTTCATTGAGTAAGTCGTTGAATTTTTCCAACGCCTTAATAGATACTTTGTTATTTGCTTTTTCTGGTCTGATTGATACGTTTAAGTGAGTATCAATGATGTGTTTTAATTCTCGCGCAAGGGTTATTTTGCCTTGCTGGATTCCATCTCTATATCCTTTTGCCGGACGAAATTCATTTATTTTTTCTTTCCCTTCTCCTTGGCTTCCAGACGTTTTATTGTATCGGCATTGGTACCCTTTTTTTGTGTATTCCAATATCCAATACTGTTCCATTTTATCAAGCTGTTCTACTGGATAATGGATAAAATTTATTTTCCACCCATACGGATTTTCTTTACTGTAAAATCCTCTCTTCTTTATTGATAAATCAATGTGCTGGTACCCAGTAAGATGAGAACACATCCGTTGAATTATATGTACTGCTTGCCCTATATAAAAGTATAGGATTTCGTTTTCATCAGTTCTGGTTAAAAAATAAATTCCACTGCCATCATCAAGCTTCGGATTGATTTTCAGAAGCCTTTTTCGGTTCGTTGCTTCAATAGCTTTTGCCTGTCTAAGTTTTTTATAATCCAACCGGAATCACCCTTTTTCAATCTGGTCAATTAGTTTCTTGCATTCATCTTTAACATAGGCAAGTGAACGAATTTTGCAATCTGGATCTTTATTTAATTCTCTCCAGCAATATCCCATTATTTTAAGCATTTTTTTGAAGCCTGGTTCTTCCCCGAAATACTGTTCTGCTGTCTCAATATCATAACCATCGAAACAATGAGCGCAGTCAAATCCAATCCACCATATATCATCATCGTCACAATCGTGTAAAAATGGTTCTGAATAAGTAACTCCACCATGGCAGTCAAGATAATCTAAATCATCAACACTTTTCTTTGCCAGCTTATGGCTGTTAGGTATTCCAACGTATCCGCATCTGTATGCTCTCGGCATGAACAGAACTACACACGGATAGCCTTTATACTCGAATTTGGTTTCTAAAACTGGTTTCATTATTTTCTCTCCTTTCTATCCAAATGCAACCTGTCCATTATTCTGCATATAAATCATCGGTGAAGCCTTACGTTCTCCGATTTTCAAATATGAACAATTTGCTTTTACTAGCGCTTCTGCTACAACCGGCACGACACTATTTCCAATTCTTGCTACCTGTTTTGCAATAGGGTAATTTCTCCACTTGTAGTCTCGGTCAATGATGTAATCTTTTGGAAACCCCTGCATCACCTTTAGTTCTTCTGACTTTAACATTCTGAGAAAAATATCTGATATGATGTATTTCTCTCCATGAATATCAACCAGAACATTTACCAGCCCGAACCTGTCTTTTGTGGTAATGGTTCCAAGCGGCTCATTCAATACCTGTCCACATCCTGTCCCATAATATTTAACCAGAAAAGCGGATATCACGCCAAAATGACCGGGTGAAGTAGTAATCGTATGCAGTGGCTCGTCACATCCTTGACCGATTCCAGTCTTGTAATATTTCGTGATAAAAGCTGTTACAAGTCCGTATCTGTTTGAAGTATCAATAGTCTTAATCGGCTCTGTCAGTAATTGCCCTCTGGAATCACCTTCTCTGGTTTCTCCATGATACTGAATAATAAATGCCAGTGCATCTTTGTTCTTTACAATATATGGTTCTGGATTATCAACGATATATTTCTTGATACCATTTGCAATACGTTTCTGCGTTGCTTCTGCCAATGGTTTCTTGCGGTCAAATATACTTTTTCCTAAGTCTGACCAATCAATGTAGTCTCCGCACTGCTCATATGGTTTCAGACCGTCTGTACCAAAACGATTATGAGTAGGCTTTGGCCATATTATCTGCTTTCTATCTCTGCGAAATACTGCATACCAACGTTTTCTTGTAGTCGGCGCTCCATAATCCGCAGCTACGACTTCTCGGCTATCAAATTCATATCCAATACTTTCCATTGCTGAAATAAATTTTCGGTAATCTTCTCCGGCTCTTTCTTTTATTGGATGTCCTTTGTCATCAAGCGGACCCCATTGCTGAATTTCTTCCACATTTTCCATAATTATTACATCCGGAAGAATTTCTTTGGTGTGTTTATATACCGCCCATGGAAGAATGCGAAGCCCCTGTTTTCTCGGCTGACCGCCTTTTGCTTTTGAATGGCTTGTACAGTCTGGAGAAGCCCACATCAATGCTACGTGCTGATTTCCGACATATTTCTGCAAATCTACTTTGAAAATATCTTCTGTCAGATGTAGCGTTCCGGGATGATTAGTCTTGTGCATTAGAATTGCATCTGGATCATGGTTAATTGCTATGTCTACAGGTCTACCAAGTGCCATTTCAATGCCTACTGATGCGCCGCCGCCCCCGGCAAAGCAATCTATAATTAAATCTTTCATTTCATCTCCTAACTAAACGGAAATTCATCTTCCATACCGCCTAAATCCGGTACATCCATGAAACTAGGTTCTGGCGGCGGTACTGGTCGTGTGTCTGTTTCCTGTGTTTGTGGTGACTGGCTCTTATTTTCTGCAAAATCATGTGATTCAACGAAACAGTCATTTGTGTATATTTTTTCGCCGTTTTGATTCGTATAATTTCCAGTCTGCCATTTCCCTCTAATATTAATTTTCATGCCTTTTCTTAGAAATTTTTCAACAAATTCTGCATTATGTCCAAGCGCTACGCATGGTATAAAGTCGGCTTTACGTTCTGTGTTCTTTCTTTTTTCTCTATCAACCGCCAATGTGTATCTGGCAATCTTGGTGTCGTTAGTTCCCATTCGTATTTCCGGGTCAGCTGTCAGCCGCCCGGATAATACAACTACATTAAATCCCATACAATCACCTCTCAATCTGAATGTCGCATCTAATAAGTGCGTGTTTGATTTTCTTTGCATTCCCTGTTATAACTTCTTCTTTCCCGATAACAAAGGAAATATCATCTTCTGTTACATTGAATCCTTTTGTTTTAATATGTTCCATGATGATTTCTTTAATTTCCTCTGCGCCGATTCCAATTGTAATTTCCAATTGTGTTACCTCCCTGGTTTGTAGACTGGCGGCATTGGCTGCCATGCAACGACTGGGTAATATGCAATTCCGTGTTTTTCTACCATGCCCCATCTTCCACCGCCTAAATATGTAAGGGTTGTTGGTAACTCGGCGTCTTTTATGGTAACGTTGTATTTTATCTTATCTTCTGGGCTTTCTCTCACATCTGGCTCTGGCGGTAACTTCACATCTGTTGGAATCCACATATCCGCAGGACTGTAGGAACAAATCAGTTCTTCAACTTTCTTGATTGCGTCATTCCATCCTTTATCGTACTTACATTCCTGTTCGGAAGATTTTGGCTTTTTCAGTTTGTCAAGTGTTTTTAAGAAGATTTTCATTGATTAATCCTCCTTAACTTTCTCAATAGTTTCTTTTATTGCTTCTTTCACAGCCTTGGTTTTAATCATCTTATCTGCCAAGGCTTTTGCCGCTTCCTGTACGATCACGCTTTCATTCTTTTCTAGTATCTCGGAAATATGAGAATGTATCATCCTACACAACGGCTCATTGGTTTCTCTACTACCATATAACTCTTTTTTATAAATAACTCCTTTGATTTCTTTAGTAATCTTTTCAACTACCCTGTCCTCAACATTTTTACGGATTTCCTTTGCAATTTCTTCCTCATTAACACCAATCGTTACTGGTACGCTAAATACGCTCATCAAACGCCTCCTTTAATACTTATCAAGCTCAATTTTTTTATCGTTACAAAATTTATCTGATTCTTTAACGATAGTAGAAACTTTTTCAGAAATAACTTTTTGTGCTCTCTTAACTGCTTCTTCAAAATCCTCAGTATCAAGGCAGTAGTCTTCTATTCTCATCCATCGGCAGCTAAGAAACCAGTCATCACCAACGCCGATTATTTTATGAATCGCAATTTTAAGAGAGCTGTCTTTTAACTCAAAAATAGTTCTTTTAGTATTTACTTTGAATTTCATATTTCTCCTTTCAAAACGGACATAAGTCCAAGTTAATTTCCAGTCCAGGTGTTGCAATCTGAACCAGTGCATCATCCCAAACCACCGCTTCTTTTATCTCCTTCAGAATCTGATCCGGGTCAGCTGCTTCATTGCTCAAATGCACTAATGTTACCGTCCGTAAAGCCGCCGTATGGTTCGTATTTACTAATCTTTTGCAAGTATCTAAGGAACAATGCCCTTTAAGCCTGTGGGCGTAATTTTCGGCTGTTTTGTCAACCAATTCATTGCAATAGTTACACTCAATAACAAAGTGGTTCAGTCGCATTGCCTTGAAATTGTACTTGCAGTATTCAAAGTCTGTCATGTACAACAGCTTTCCCATTTCTTCATGCTCCACGATATAGCCATAATTGAAGCACGGAATAAGTTGCCCTGTGTCCTTATCCCTTGTAGTATGCGGCAAATAGAACGGTATTACTGTAAATGAGCCAACCAGAAACGGTCTTTTCTCTGGAACTCCTTTCATCAGCTCGCCAGTGATGATTTGCAGATGTTCCACGGTTTCATCATTGGTGTAAATCTGAATACCTAAATTCATCAGATTTTTAAATGATTCACGGTGATCACCGTGTTCATGCGTCAGAAGAACACCAGAAACATCACTTGTCCTATAATCAATAGCCTTCAGAATGTCTTTGTATCTGCATCCGCAGTCCAGAAGAAGCATTTCTCCTGTGTTTGATTTCAGAACATAGCAGTTTCCATGGGTACTTCCTGTGTTTACTACTCGCATGAACATTTTTCATCACCTCGCTTTCCGTGTATTGCATTTATGCGTCTAAGATATCATCAGCTTCATCTATTGACTTCTCTAAATCAGAGTAAGCATATGGAATGTCCTTCCCTCTATTTAGACTCTCTAATTCCGAATAGCTTACTTTGCGCATGCTGTCTCGTATTAACTTGAGTTCCTTCAACGAAAGTTCAATTGTTATTATCTGTTCCCAGTCCTTCTCTCTATCTACTCTCTTCATACTTCATCACCTCGCTTTCTGATTGTATATTTCATTCTCCCACGAAAAACGTTTTTCTAATATCAACAGGTTTATATTTTTTATGCATTAAAGCTTTGTTCTTTCTGGCTCCCTGTGGGTCATTGCAGACAAATGATTTGCATATCTCCGGCCTAACAGGATAGATTGCACATTTTTCTTTTGCCTTATCATCCATCAGAAACGGACAGGTTAAATCCATTAATGAAGCAGTGAAATTATGTCTGCATTCCTTGATATGGTGTTTGCGAATGTACCACTTAATCTGTTTGATTTCCTTGGATGATATCGGTATAAAATTTGAACAACACGAACCGCATTCTGAACATTTCCCATCTACCGTGAAATCATAAAGTCCGCTGTTCATATTGCTTACAACTTCTTTAATTGTTTCAATTACACTGCTGCTCATATCAGTTTTCCTCATTCACGACAATACCGCCGTGGATAATAACTCTCTTTCCGTCAGAATCATCAAAGTAAACTTCATTCTCTGATTCGGAAACATCAAACTTTCCAGACCAGGACTTGATTTTACCGCCGTTGTAATCGTAAACAGTTACGGTACGGTTCAGACCACCGTTCCAATTACTTGAAAAAGATTTTACTTCTCTGTCAAATCTTGCAGTACAGCCTGTGATTGATACACAAGCTGTTACTGCTACCACAATAATCAATTTCTTTTTCATTCTACATTTCCTCCTGGCTCATAAATGACGGAATTTCTGTTTCCACTGGCTCTGCTGCCGGGACTGGTTCTTTCTCGGCGGTCTTTACAACTTCTGCGACTGTTGGCTGTTTAGGCTGTTCTTCGATTGCCGCTGGCTTGTCTGGGATAAATTCTTCTGCATTGGCGTTCTGCTCGATTTCTTCCTGCACTTCTCTGTATGTGGCATCCATCATGTTGTATTCGTAAGCCTGCACTGGATTGTCCCATCTCTTAGGAATAGACTTCATAATGTTGTTTCGCATCTTACGAATAATCATTGATTCTCTGGATTGTGTTTCATAATAAGACGGTGAAATATACGGTCTTAATTCCTCACAATCAATGATTGCTTCCAGTTCTCCAATGTCAGCGACCTTTTTCATGATCTCTTTCTTCTTTTCTTCAATTTGAGCTTTCTGCGAATCTGTAGCTTTATATCTGTCCGCACAAATTCCAAACGTTTCATTCTGGAGATTATTCTTGATGTGTGCTGCAAGATTCTTCAGTACATCTGCTCTTTCGCAAGAAAGGTATTCAATATGTCCGTCCTTATACTGAATCGGATATACGATACGGACTACCTTACCTACACCAGATTCTTCCCATTCTGGCGGTGTGATTTCTACACCTTTATGTCTTGGTGGGATATACTTATCACCTTCTCTGACTTTCCAGTACGGGAATACTTTAGCTACATTGACACCATATCTACTTACAAGAGCATCGTTTCCATCGCCCTCAATCGCAAATTCAACCTTCTTTTCCCACTGAGGTTTCTGCCCTTTCGCTGCTACATTTACATTTCTAATCTGGAAATAACATTCTCTCGGCTGTGCATTTGCGTTCAGCTTTAATGCTGCTACTTTACTCAGAATAAATTTAAGATTAGAGCCATTTATTGCTTCAAAACTTACTCCGCTCTCATGCACCATCTGGAAAATAGATCCCATTGCTGCCACTACGCAATCCTTTGAGTAGGAATCAAATTCCATTCCTCTTGAAGTCAAATCTCTTTCCATTAAATCGACATAACGATTTGTGTAATAGGAAAGCTGTGTGTTAAAATTTGCTACCTGTGTGTTTTCTGCCATGATTATTCTCCTTTTCTTTTTTATATTTGCTAACACGCTGTTGCGTGATTGTATGTTTTGTACCTATGTAGGTTTGCAGATATCTCAAACCTCAATTTCCAATATTCGGTTTTACATAGGTTCTTGTGAGTGAAATATCCTCCTCACATTCCAGGTGCAAAATCACCTGTGACTTGATTAAGCCAATTATTTTTGATATTATTTAAGCAAATATAGTTTCTTCTATATTTCATATGGAACAGCCAGCCTGTCGCCAAACATTTGCTGGCTGTTTCCTTATTTACAATTCTTTTACTTCCAAATCCCCATCCGTAACTCTCAGTATAATCATCTGTCTGTCTAATACAGGAATTCTGCTTTTGTCAATGCTCTCCGAATCATCAATCCAAATCGGAAGATTCAGACCGTTCATTTCCTGTAACCCATTCAGCAAATCAACCTCGCAAAGAATTTTGTCGGAATGATTCAATCCGCTGTTGTAGTCGATTCCATTACAGATCATCTTGCAAGTTTCCACTGGATTTCCCTCAATCGTGTAATCAAGGAAACTGAACTGGAAATGCTTAAAGTATGGATTGATTTTCTCTGCCAGTGCTTTATTTTTCTGAATTGAGAAGTTAAGAACGGTGTCAATGTTTTTTTCAATATCAGCTTGAACTTGTCCAAGGCTTTTCAGTTCCTCATTCAGTTCGGCTACTCGCTTTTCTTTTTCTGTGACTGCTGCCTGTGCAATCTTAATGTCTGCATCCACATTGGAAATCTGTTTCATAACATTGCTGATCTGCATTCTTAATTCCTGTTTCTTTCCAGGAACATCATCAAATGATTTCAGTTTCTCTTCAAGTTCTGCAATTCTCGCTGTAACCGCAAGATATTCTTCATCATTTGTCATATCTACAGATTCTGGAAGCTCCGTAAATTTGGACTGTTCTTCCTCAATCTGCTTAGTGAGTTCAGCAACTTCATCCTGTGCCTCACTGATTTCCGACTGTAATTTGTTGATTTCCTCGTTAGTTTTCTTTAATTTTGCAGCGGAAGTATTTCCAAGGTCGCAGACATATTTAAGCTTTTCCTGCTTCTCCGATTCAAAGGATTCTTTTATTTTCAACTGTGCTTCAATTCTGGCTTTCTTTTTTTCTTCAAAGGAAGCTCTCAATTCGGAAATCTGTTCTTCTGGCAGTTCCTGTCCGCAGGTGGAGCAAATGGTATCAGAATCATTGAATGTTTCAGCTTCAATAGCTTTCAGTTCAGAATCATCCAACTCCATTTCTTTGATTCTCGGATAGTCCTGTCTGGCTCTATCCAAGTCAGCTTTTGCCTGTTGTGCTTCCCTTATGTGGTTGCCCAGTTCCATTCCAATAATACGAATGCTTGATTCCTTTTCTGATTTTTTTAACATAAGTTCAGAAACTGTATCAGAAATAAATTTTTGTCTGGCTCTTAACCATTCATTCGCCTTGCTAACCAGACCATCCCTGGAAGATTTCAAACCACGGATTTCATACGAAAGACTGTCATAGCCTTTTGCTGAATCTTCAAGAATCTGTTCCTGTTCTTCCAGTTTGGAAAGGTCCGCATTAAGCTCCTGTTTTTTGGATTCCAGGGAAGAAGTATCTTCTGCTTCAACAGTCCGATTGGTTTCATATGCAATCTCCGTGTTTTTGGCATCCACCTTTTTCTTTTGTGCATTCAGTTCTTTTCGGAGCTTCTTCAATGTATCTTCTACGGAATGCCCCTTTGTGATTTCTTCCACATGAGCGTACTGTGGATTCTCTTCCATAAACTGAGCAATATCGAAACCAGACATCTTTTCCAGTACCTTCCTGGATTCTGCTGTTGACTTCTGTAATGTATTCAGAAATGGTTTTGGATTACTGCACATCAGAAGTGTTGAAGGCTCTGCTATTGACTGGATGAACTCGGTATAATCCTTTGATTTAGCCGGGAATCCGTCAATTTCATAAGAAGTTTCATTTCCATCGAATACCTCTTCGGACTGTCCTCTTGGTTTTCTCCACTTCTGCTTTGTGATTTTGCGGATCACTTTTTCTTTCCCATCAATCGCAAGTGTAAGCTCCCTTACAACATCAACCTTTGGCACTTCCAATCCATTTTCTTTTCTGCGGATAGAAGTCGGTTCTGTACCATTTGCCATCTTTCCTGTCAGAACATCCAAATATGCGTCCTTTAATGTGGATTTTCCTTCTCTGTTTCTGCCGGAAATCTCTGTTCTTGGAAACAAATCTACAGACTTACTCGGAAACTTTTTGTAATTCTCCAAGTAAATTTTTTTCACTTCCACTTTCATGCTCGATTATCCTCCCTATTGATACCTCATATGCGGTTCTGATCTCTACTTCATCACTAGATAATTTTTTATGATAAATCCGGCTCTGGATTCTTCCGATTATTTTTACGAAATCTCCAACCTTGAAATCAGCAGCTTCTCTGGCTTCTTTCAACCATGCTAAGCACGGAATATAATCTGTTCTTCGCAAGTCATATTCGTTGCAAGCAATCATTAAATCACAGATTTCTTTTCCACTTGGTGTTCTGCGGTACACAGGCGGTTTGCAAAGATAACCTTCCAGAATGATTTTGTTTTCACCTTCTGTGCTCCCATCACCTTCTCCACACCAGATTGTTTCCGCTTTGATTTCAAGAATCAAATGTGACTTTCCACTTTCATGTTTGTTTGAAGAACTGTATCTCCCTTCAACATAAGCGTGTTTTCCAATCTTTAAACCTTCCGTCTGCTTTTCTTTAACAATTACTGGAAGCAAATCTACGTTCCCACTGGTACGCTTTGCACCAATATAGAATCTTACGAATTTTTCTCCGTCCTTGAAAAACGTTCCTGGCTGAATGTCCATTATTGCGCCAAATATCTGAACTTCATTCTTATTATTCTTCATCCTCCAATTTCTCCATTTCTTTTACGGAAATCTCATATACACTTTCCGTTTCTTCTCCATTAACATAAACATCACGGCTCATTAACCTGCCAGTTACTTTAATGTAATCATTCCTTTTAACGTCTACCGCCAGATCAGCACCTTTTCCCCATAAAGTACAGCGAGTAAAGTCGGATCTTTCTGAAAAATCTCTTGGAATTGCCACGAAAAGATTTAAAACTTTCTTGTGCGTTACTGGTGTAAGTTTTACATATGGCTTTTTCGTGCAACTTCTGGCAATAAACTCTACTTCGTTTATATCACCATCCGGAACCTGTTCTGCCAGGATTTCCACCTCGTCAGCTGCAATATAATTTGCATTGTGGTGCTTGTTTGGATTTTTAGAAGTGTCCATGCTTCTGATTGCTCCTGTTACCACAACTTCTTTTTCGTTATAATCATTGTCACGTACAATGGAATCTTCTATAACAATTGGGAACATATCTACTGCACCACTTTTGCGAATAACTGTCAGCATGAATTTGTAATAGTATCTTCCGTAATGTTCGTGGCTGAATACTATTTCCCCGGCTCTGCCGGATAATCTTACTTTGTTTAATCTTTGCATTTACTTTTCCTCCGTTCCTAATATAATAGGAAGAAACACCATTGAGAATAAGACTGTTGATACGAAAAACACCCCGATAACATCAAATGATGTAAGCATCCATGTGATTGAGAAGATTACTGTAAACATCCCTATTCCTACAAATATTTCTCCTATTGTCTTTACCACCTCTTTCATTTTGTCCTCACTTTCTTCTGGATGTGGTTACTGCAAGTGCAGCTGCCAGAATAGCGATAATTACATTTCTTGTCATCAGCTTTTCTTCCAGATCAGCAATGATTTCACTGGAAAGTGGCTGATTTTCGCCATTTTTTTGCATAAAAAGTCCTCCTGTTATATTTTTGTTTGTCAAATACAGGAGGTTGTGTTATAATAATCCTGTATTTAACTAACTCGTTCTTAGTTAGATACCGTCCTGGTTGGTGTTACCGCACCTTCCAGGGCAACTTAATCTACTTCTACAAATTTTCCGTCTTTCAACATATAGAAAGTATCTTCTTTAATGTTTTCTCCATCTACTTTTGCTGACTTAACATCTACAAGATAATATTCAAAATTTATTTCTTTCCATTCAGTCAGAACAATAAAACATCCGGTTTTTCCTTTAGCTTTTGATTTAATTCCTGTAGCTAACGCAATGCTTTCTTTTCCTTCGACGATTGCTGCTGACCGATTTCCGGTATTGGTTGCTGCTGACCGATCTCCGGTATTGGTTGCTGCTGACTGATATCCGGTATTGGTTGCCTTATCATCTTCCCAATTAACTTGCTCTTTGATGTATTCAACGCCAGCTTTGATAATTCCGGCAATTCCAATTTCTGCTTTCACGGAAATTTTCTTCCCAACTCTCTTGCTATCATCAGATGATTTCTGGCCATTCTCTTCAAGCTCAACTTCACAATATCTGGAATCTGAAGGAGGATAATAACCGAATACATCCATCGGAAATTCGCAAGCATGGAATCCACAATTACAAATGTCTGCTGTTTCTTCTGTGTATTCTTTTCCAATTTCATACTGGAAATCTCTACACTTTAAGTCCTTGTCAAAGCCTTTAAAGCATTTCATTCTTTCTTTTCCTCCTTTGCTTCTTCTACATCGAGTCCAAGCATTCTAAATGCCATATCCTTTGTGAAATCATAATCATTCACACTATTCGCCCAAGCTTCAAATGCCTTTAATCTTCCAACCAGAAGTGCATATTCCTCGTTTGCGTTCTCTGGAATATAATCTGTGCTCTTAGTTTCTCCCATGATTAGTCCTCCTTATCTTTTGCTCCAAATGTTTTAAGCATTTCTTCCAGAAGCGAAATAAACGGAATAATTGCATCTACCTGTTTGAACTTTTCCTTGATTTCTTTGTCAAGTTCTTCCTCGTTCATAAGACCATGCTCGAACGAATGTCTAAGTTGCTCTTTTACTTCTTCCTCTTCTCCACCATTTTTTACGAACATCTCTTTAATTTCATGGGTGATAACTGCATACTCTGAAAGAATATCAATCCCTTTACCAGGAATATTAACTAAGCCGTTTTCAAATTTAATCATTGTTTTTCCTCCCTATTTTCTTTTATTCTCTCCATCTGAATGGTATAATGTGTTCAGAAAGGAGGTATGTTAAAATGTTTCTCAAATTAAAAGTTTCCTGTACTTGTCATTGCGATTACTATATAAGTGAAAGAATAAGTACAGACAAGGTTGTGTGCCCAAATTGCGGAAAGGAACATCCTTATTCTCATAAAATAATTTCAATGCTTCATGCCGCAAATGAGATTGATGATGGTAATGTTCCCGGAGCAGAAACCATAAAAACTTCCGTTATTTCTGAATGGGAAGATGTGACTGAGCGTCAATAACAATCTTCATGTACTCTAAAAAGCCTTTCGCTTCAGTAGCGGACAGACCGCATTCGGCAATTTCATTTTTCACTTTTTCTACAAGGTCGCTTGCCTTCTGTCCGTTTTTGCGGCGATATAACTGATATATTTTGGAATCATAATCGGATAACCTTTCAGAAACGTAATCATCTGCTAACATCTTACGTCCACCTCCTTAACTTGCTATTTCATTCCCAAGAAACTTGTTAATAAAATACAGTTGGCCTTTTCCAGTAACTTTTGTGGTTCTCGTTACTCTGACACTTCCGTCTGGATTCTGAACACTGGATTCCTTAACTTCAAATAGCCCTTGTTCAATGTATCTCTGCATTGGCATATTGTAGCTTGCACCAGACTTCATCAGATATCCATTTTCTCGCATCCACTGGAATAATCTCTTCTGTCCTGTCTGGACACCGTTCTGACAAATCAACTTTGCGAGGTCTCCAATAAGGATTGAAGTGTGGCTGGTTGATACCGCATCGGCAAAGATCGTTTTCGGCTTGTCTGCTTCAATTTTTAGTCTTTGCTTTTCGATAATCTTGTCTCTCTCTGCGATTTTCTTCTTTGCTACCAGAATTGCTTTCGCCATCAATTCTTCATCAGAAAGAGTTTCTTGTCCTAAAATGTAACCGCCATGCTTGCGAATGGATGGTAGGACTTCATCTGTCACCCAATCTGTAAAACGTTGTGCTGATTCTTTTCGGCTTTGGAATATTGTTTTGTACAAATTAGCTTCATTGATGTACAGAAGTTTCTGGTTTCCGCCTTTTGTAAGGGTTTCAATACTACTTAACCCCTTTTCACTCAATCTTTTCTTCACTTCTGTTACATTAGATAAGCTTAATGCTCTGCAAACATCTGATAAGCAAAACATTGGTTCATTCTCTAATGTAGCCGTCCGAATATCTCCGAACTCTGGAGAATTAAAAATCTGTAATTCGTTCATTAGTCTCATTTCTGTGATATAATCTCCTTTAGGAAGGAGGTGTTAATTTGAAAAGCTTTGATGATTTTTTAAAAACTGTTGACATGGAAAAACTAATCACCCCAACAGTTAGCACGATCGAAAATACAGATAATTTTGTAACTGCCATTACTGTATTATCTACCTCGATTGCCGTTAATCTTCTACGTCAGTATCACGAATGGATTTCTGAACAGCAGAAGTAATTCCATCAGAAACGCATTTTGAAATACTTTTCCCATCAATATTAGTTTCAAAAATACGTTTCTTTTTAGAGGGCTCCAGGATATTATGAATAGCTTGGAGCTCTTTCAAAATAGCGCAAAGAACGTTATATGTATTACTCATATTCGCCCCTCCTTATGAATTTTCCTCTCAAACCGCTTCCAGATAAGCCAAATCTTTAACTGTCTCCAATCTCTTCTTGCAGTCTTTGTATATTTCCTTATAATGTTTTCCTTGCATGATTCCGAGATCAATTTCATGTAAGATAATATTTTCCATCAAGGACAGGTTGTTGAGTTGCATTACCGTAGCTTCATCTCTCTTATTGATCCCCGCCATCTTGTTTGCTAATTTGGAATATGTCATGTAAAGCATTTCTGCATGACTGCTTCCCTGTACTTTGGCGTATTCAACAAGTTTCTGAATAGTATCGGTTTCTGCCTTTCTGGTAAGTTTGCCGGCTTTTCTGGTTTCAACCCAAACCTGGGTTGATTTCTCACGAATGAAATTCTCCATCTGGTTAAAAGCTTTTATGTATTGCAATTTCCATTCAAGGGCTTCTTTTCCTGTAAATCCCATTACCAGTAAAGAAAATCCATCCCTATTCATTATATAAAATGGATAAGTCTGTTTATTTTGAGGATGTACATAACTGCTTTTAATAAATAAGGGGTCTCCACCATTTTGAGCACACCCTTTTCCAATCAAATCAGAATACATTCTTTCAATTTCGGAAATGAGTTTGTCATGTCTTTTCCCAAATTTCTTAGCCACCTGTAAACTATCACAGACAGCTTCTTCATTACGAAGATAAACTAAATCGTCTATGATTTTCCTCCTTTCTTGTGTTATACTCCCTATAAGAGGGGAGGTGATGATTATTGGTATTTAATGGTTTCTGCGATAAGCAGAACAAAAATTATTCCATTGAAGCTTCTCTCATTAATACTGGATCATTGGATGATTTGACGCCTAATTACACAATAGGTCGAATTAAGTGTAATTATGCAAGCAAAACTGGATGTTGTTCAAATCCGAAACAATGTTCCATTTTAAAAGCTTCAAAATAATTCTGTTTGGCTCTCTGAAAAATGGGAGCCTTACTCTAGTGAAAAAGTCATCATCCGTGGATTATCTTTAAATTTTATACCCTCAATTTCACCTACTCCATTTTGATTAACTTTCAAAAATTGTAAATCTGTAGATAAATCAAAAGCATTCAGATCAATGGAAAGTATAGGTTCTGAATCTCCAACTCCCTGTTTCAGCTCAAAACTTCTTACGCCTTCGAGTTTGTGACCATCCACAAGGATTTCTGTAAATATTCCACATTCGCCATCTACTTGACGAATTTCAATTTTTGATTTTTTCATGCAATTCCCTTCTTAATAAATTTTTAATTCAATTTAATTGAATCTATTGGGCACAAAAATAAAGTCCATAGGAATACCAGAAAGTTCACTCATTTTTCTAAGTTGTGATAATGTTGGTTCTGTCTTTCCTTTTTCCCAGTTAACAACTGTACTATTGGAAATACCGAACATTTCAGCCCATTCTTTCTGGTTATATCCAGCGTTCACACGAACTGCTTCTAATGAAATCTTTGGCATTTGCTCATCTCCTTTCTTAACTGATGGTCTTATTGTAATTCATTTTAATTGAATTGTCAACACTAAAATTCAATTATTTTGAATTTATGCTTGAATTTTTTATTAGTATGATGTACAATACAATATGTAAGGAGGAGGAACACCATGATGACAGATGAAGAACAGAAAAAAATCTTTTCAAACAATCTCAACAAGTATATTTCATTAAGTGGCAAACAGCAAAAAGAAGTTGCCGAAGCAGTAGGAACTAACCCTTCCACATTTAATATGTGGTGCAAAGGCAATTCAATGCCTGGAACTGGAAAAATCAGAGCGTTAGCAGATTATTTCCGAATTGGAATGTCTGACTTAACGGATTTGAAAGAGGAAAAGGAAATTGATGCAGAATATTCAGATGTATCAATGAAAATCGGGCTAACAGATCCACGATTCATGAAAATTATTCTTGAATACGATAAACTGTCGCCCGATAAAAAAGATTTGTTGTGTGATTTCTTTGAAAAGTTTATTTTCTAGGTTCTGAGGGTGGGAATTATCTTCCCGCCCTTTCTTCTTTGTATCCTCTTTTAACAAACCAATAGATAAGATTTAATATCTTTTCACTATGTATCTCTTGTATCATCTCAATAATTTCTTTCTTGTAATCCACGTAAATCCCTCCCAATATTCCAAACTTCTGTTCTTATTTACTAAATTATATCATGTTTTCATAACCATATAATGGGACGGAATCATCTCCACTCAAGTCCTTTCTGGCAAGTTGCTTTTCCTCGATATTATTGCAAATTATGTTTTTTTCAGTATAGATATTGTGATTTTGGTACTTTTCATTCGTTATATATGTAGATAGAAATAAAGGGGCTGGATTCTTGTCAGTGAGGGATTTATAGCGCTCATGGACAACCTGTTTTACCTCTGTTTTTGCAATTGCGATAGTTTTACCCCTCCCAAAGATAATACTACGCTCCGGGCAGAAGTAAACATATTGAGTCAAGAGCACATGCACGAATATCAGTATAAACACAATTATGATTTTTTTATGTTTCTCCATGAATCCATCCCCTTTACACTATCATCTTAATGTATTACAATAACATTGTATCAAAAAATATACAATTACACAAGAAATGGCGAAATTAGCACCTCTGGTGGCGAATTTTACATGAAAAGGGATGATTTGAATGCGAATTGCAATATGTGATGATAACGAAATCCAGATTGGTATATTTATGCATCGGATTAATAATTTTCTCAAACGAAATGGTGATATAAAAGCATTGATTACTCCGTATGATAAAGGACAGCCACTTATTGATGATGTGGCAGATGGCGAATGGTATGATATTGTAGTTTTGGATATCGTTTTGAGAGAAGAAAATGGAATTGAAGTTGCAAAGGAATTGAGATTAAATGGCTATGATGGAAATATTATTTTCTGGACAGCCCACAAAGAGTATGTTTTTGAAGCTCTTGATATACTCCCGGTTCACTATATCATAAAAGGATCTGAAAACGGCAGAATGTATACTGCTTTCAATCATGCTCTGGAACATATCAGCAAAAGCACTCTTATGATAAAAGGAAAAGACTTTATTCATCGGGTGGAATTTCAAAATATCGAATATATTGAGAGTCGAAACAAATACATCATTATTCACTGCACTTGCGGTATAGTTTATACGGAACGATGTAAACTATCCGATATTGAAGAATTACTAGATTCCAGATTTTTGAGATGTCACCAGAGCTACATAATAAACATGGACGAGGTAAAAGAAATAAACACTTCGTTCCTTATGTTTTCTGGTGATACTGTGCCTATCAGAAGAAAAGACTTTGCAAAAATAAAAAACGAATTTGAAGAATATACAACATTTAAGTAGCTCCCGGGGAAAGCCCCGGGAGTATTATTATTTCAGTAATTCATTGACTTTTTTCTGCACTTCTGCGTAGTTGTAGCCGGCAGCTTCCAGGCGGTCTCGTCTATCTTGTCCATTTCCCCATTCGCCATTGATTACCTCTTTTGCAACCTTGTCTACACTTTTCTTTGCTGTTACGGAATACACCGCTTTTCCATTCCAGTCAAAAACAGAGTAACCAGCTTTGCAAGCCTTTTTCGCATTTTTCAGTGACTTGTACGCCCCGATCTGGCTCTTGGAATCCTTCCAGGTCTTACGGACACGGTAATACTTATCAACCTTTACAGTCGGCTTTGTGGTTGGTACTGTCACGGTTTTGCTGGAAATAAGCTTCTTGAATCTATCCCAGTCGCCCTTTGCACGGATAACGGATGGACAATTCTTAGCACACACATCGTAATGCTGCACTACTCGGATTGCTGGGATTCCGTATTTCTTCATAAGCTGCTTGCACACATCAACGGTATTCTGGAATGCTTTTTCGTAGTTATATCCAGCATTCATGCACATTTCAATTCCAATAGAGTTGTGATTGTTTACAGTTCCAAAAAGCTTACCGCCGTAATTTACTCCAACGTGCCAAGCTCCACGATTATATGGCAAGGCTTGGTATGCTGACTTATCGTCAACGAATACATGGGCTGAATAGCCGTGAAAATTGCCGTTATGCTGTGCTGTGGCGTGTGCCTTAGCGTCTGCTGTCTTGGCGATATTATCTGTATTGTGGATGACAATATACCGAGGTGTTTGTCCTGCGTAGCTGTTGTTGTTGCTGATTAATGAGGTATTGATATTCATGTATGTTCTCCTTTCATATATGTGCTTTATTAATTAACTTCATTTCAACATCTGAATTTCAGGCGCTCAAATGAAAATAATTAGTCGAATAAACACGAAAAGTAATCTGAAAGGAACTTATCAGGCAAACGTACATTTTAATGTAACTGGAAATTATGTTGGATGCCCTTTTATTCCAATTTCTAATGCCAATTTATATAATATTGAAATTACGGATATTACTGTTTTTGGAGGGGCAGATAAAGCATCATTTGCGTGGACAATAGCAAAAAGCAAATTAGGAATCAATATTCAAATTGGTAATTCCGATGCAGCATATTATTTTGGCACTGCACATCCAAACAGGCTTTGGACATTGACAATCAAGATTTCTTAATTACTTTATACCGTATACCGTAATTTGTCTTGCTGCTCCACCTATATATAACGCTATTTATGTATCGCTATTATAACTTGCGTAACATTTTACAGTGTCATGCTCATTTAACATAGCTGTTCGATTTGTACTATTGCAAGATTTAAATATTGTATATGGATAAATTGCAGGCGGAAATTGAGACATATTTCCATCATTGATACAAAAAATAATAAATCTAAATTGAGACATAGCAGGAACATTAAATGCAATCCAAGCTCCGGTTGTGGTAGTAGCAACTAATTGCGTAATAGGAGCTGTTATCTTCGTGTTTTGCTGATTTCTAACACAAAAAAAACTTTCTCCTGATAATTTTATCAGTGGGCATAGCTTTAACTCCGGAGCTTTCCCCGGAGTGGTCTTCTCTATCTCTTTATGCTGAATATTTATTATATGACGCTCTCACATTGCTCTGACTGATGTAACAATACACTTGGGTAGTCTTCAAATCAGCATGTCCCAGGACTGCTGCCACATCTTGTATATTTGCTCCCCGATCAAGAAGGTTGGTGGCCAAAGTCCTCCTGTATCTATGAGGATGTACATTTGTAACATTAGCACTCTCCCCAAGCTTCTTTAGTGTTCTTTCAATTCCTGCTTTCGACAATCTCTTATAGGGTGTCCTTACACTAGCAAACAGGCATGGATCCGTATCTGTCCGTGTATTCAGATAATCCTGCAGATGCATTAATGCTACTGGTGTAAGGTAAATCGTCCTCTCTTTATTTCCTTTTCCCAAAACAACAGCATCTCGGGTCTGAAAATTAATATCATCTCGATTGAGCCGTACCACTTCAGAAACTCTGCATCCTGAAGCATAGAGGAATTCTATCAGCGCCAAATCCCGAAGTGTTGTACAGGCCTGTTTTAGTCGCTCCATTTCTGGTGCGGTATAGGGCTTTTTCACTACCTTCGTGTACTTAATCTGGGACAGTGTTGCACATGGGTTTCTTCCGATCATGCCATCGGCAGAGAGCCAGGAAAAGAAACTACTGAAACATCGGCGGATTCCATCCAAGGTACGATTGCTTACCTTCCGGCGCTCCTTGTATGTGGCCAGGTAGTATCTGAGATCGTAGGTAGTAATCTCATGCAGTGGCTTACAGATCTCATGTATCATCATGTAACACGTATCGTAGTACCTTTTGATAGTAGATTCTGCTTTTCCCTCAATTCGCTTTGTCGCTATATATTTCGCCAGCATGGTATCTGGAGTGTTGTCCACCACCATTAGCTCTGTACTCCTCTCCTGCACTTCGTAACTGTTCAGTTGGATGCAGAGTGCATCCTGTACTGCCTGGAGCTGCTGATCATTTAATAGAGATTGCACTGCCAGTAATACATTGTTGATGATCGTATTTCGTATATCCATAACCTTTATTCCTCCTTCTGCTTTATTGTAGCATCCAGAGGAAAGAAGGTCGCAAAACACGAAGTATACGAATGAAGATTTAACTTGTTCAGCAGGAGTGGTTAGAGAATATACATTTCCAAACCTGCCAGAACATAAACTATCATTTCCTGTTCTTATTGGTGCAAGTTCTAATATAGCTGGTTGCGTTGTTGCAAGAGACGTAAATATTACTGGGAGAATAAAAGTATATAGTCCAATTCAACAAGATGTCACCGTGTTGCTTATTATGCTCAATTAAGCTTTCCAGAATTTGCAATTTCATCTTGGACGTATACAGTTAGATGGCAATTTAGTAGTGATGGTGCAACATTTGTTGAAATTTGCAGATTATATACAAATGAACGTAAATGTAATTGGTTATCAACATCATCAAAAACATGGAATACAACATGGTTTTAATATGATTTCCAAGGTCTATAGTTATCTCCATTATGTGCTGTAAAGTGACGAACGTTATTATCAATATCCCACACTTCTATAGTAGAATAACCTGAATATGATCTGCAAACAGTTATTAATTGCCTATTACTTGTGCATGGATTTGATAAATTTGGATAGTCTGCTTTCCATGCAGCAAATTTCATTCCAGTACCATCAGTTAATTTGATAAGTATCTGATCCCATGTTGCAGCTGCTGTTAATCCAATTTGAGATAAGGAACTGTAGAATTTAAAATTCGTGTTTAGTGCATTAATCCCTAGCGCCTCTTTCAGCTGCGCTATAGTGATCTTCTGGGTTGTAGAGCCGTTCTCCAATACCACGATATCCGTATCAGATACTTTGGTAGCTGCTGGAAGAGCTGATATTAGTGTACTTGGTATAGATTCAGACATTTTTCATCAATCCTTTCTTGGAATTTTTTCAATTACTTTATTATTCTTTGTCATCAGGTACTTGCCGTCCTTTGTGGCCAGTGCGTATACTTTGTCAATGATTTTCACTGAAAGAACAAAGCTTTCCACCACATTAACTGGGTTCGGCGTCATCCTCACATCACTGATTAATATGTTTGCCATATCACTTCACCATCACTTCCACTTCTGTGATCAGCTTCTCGTCCAGGATCTCATACATAACCCGAAGCTTATATCTACCTTTTTTCTGTGGTTGAATAACCACATCAAGAATATGTCCTTGTATTACTGCTCCCCCACTGTCTTCAACCTCTTGTGTTCCTTTGCAAATTAATTCATAGGAAGATCTTTCAATTATAAAATCGGTGCCCTTACAGGAACATATTCGCAATTTTATATGTTTCTTTTCCCCGAATTCAAAATCCACATTCACAATTACACCCTCCTATTAACTCTGCATAATACCCGGAATTTTCTAATACTGCCTGATACTGTGGCTCTAACAACTCTTCACGATACGGACACGGCTCAATATGAACGCACATAGATGATATATCTATAGTAATAATATATCTTGCTATATACGCTATATTTCCAGCTTCATCAACAGCGGACATGTCAACTACATAAGCGCCGTTAAGGCTTTTGGGGATGATGGCTTCCCATCTATCCCCTTGTGCCCTTGCGAATGAGATAATGTTTCCATTGATAGTACCCCTTAATGCTACTACCATGTTTCCACCACCTTTATCAGTCGGTAACCTCTACAGAGATTACAACGGTTTTTTCAGTATCAACCGGGTTCGGTGTTAATGTTACGGACTTGATGACAGGAGCCTTAGTGTCCAGTTTCACAGTTCTGGTTACAGTGGTACTCTTTCCGGCACTATCAGTAGCCACTACGGTGATGGTATTGGTACCCTCAGTAAGAGTAATTACCTTAGACCAGGAGCCATCAGAAGCAACGGTTGCCGCCTCTGCGCTACCACTATTCAGTTTGACAGTAACAGATACTGGGCTGGATGTTGCATCGTTTGTTGTACCACGAACAGTACAGGAAGCCTGGTTGGTAACAAGACCATCTGTCGGTGATGTAACGGAAAGTGTCGGCGGTACGGTATCAATTTTGAATGAAACGCTCTTCTGTGCTGCCGCATTTCCATCATAGTCAGACGCATTTACAGTAATTGTATGGCTCCCGTCTGACAGGGCAGTACCAGGAGTATAAGTACATCTGTAACCGTCAGAAATAGTAGTCTTGGAAATACTGCTTCCCGTAATTTTACTTCCAGAATCAATGGTGATACCAATGGTGGAAGGATCCACACCAGAATCATCATCGGTTATTGTCCAGACAATGCTTGGTTTGTTATTTGTAATCAGTGCGCTGGCTGTCGGGTATGTTATTGTTGAAATCGGCGCAACTTTTTCTCTTACCTTTAACTGTAATGAACTTCCTAACGTTGAATGACTAGCATCTGCTGTTTCTGCGTTTCCAGCATCATCAGTAGCTCTGATTGTTACCCCATAATAATGTCCCGATTGATTATAGCTGGATTTACTAGGGGCTGTAATCGTTCCCTCATATCGTCCAGTAGAACTGTTATAGGTTAGACTTACGGTCTGTCCATTTACTGTAGCTTGTACTGTTTTTACACTCATATTCTCATTCCTTTCGTGAAATATTGTTGATAAGTTCTTTTAATTCCTGTACTTCTGTTGACAAAGCATCCAGTTTTGAATGCAGTTCCTGGTTGTCCGCTTGGAGAGCCAGGATTTTCTCATGGTCATTTTTCAGCATGGCAAACATGCAGGGGATTATAATACGGTAATTCCAGTTTTCAGCTTTGCCTTTTTCATTATGGTCAACGGCTAATGGAAATCTGCGGTCAATGTCCTCAGCTATGAACATCGGCATTTCTTTGCCATAGCGTTCATCTTGTTCGGATAAATATCCGTCTTTGTACTTCGCCCAGATTACCTTGATTCTGTAGAGGTCTTCCAGTTCATCTTCTTTTATGTTTTTTCCGTTTCCTATTGATTTGTAACGAATCGAAGATGCAGCAGCCGCATTAAGAGTTTTCATATCAGATGCAAAAACAACAGCTGCACTTGCACTAGAGTTCCACGGCAGACCACTCATCGTAACGGACTTATGAAAATTAGCAGAATCATAAAAGTCTGATTTAACATTTACTATCATGGAACCTGAGTTTACTGTTTTGCCACTAAAAAACTGAAAAGCTGTTTTTCCATCATCAGAATAACCATAAATATCACTTGTTAAAATGGTCATTGTGCCATTATCGTTAACCAAAAGAGGCGTTTCTAGATTCAGTAATCCTGCTGAATCGGTTACTCCGTACTTAATTCCGTTTGAATCAAAAATAAGGCATTTATAGTTATTTTCATTTACATAATCTTTAAATATGGTTAATCCGTCAGGATCAAGCTTACTAGCCCATCCAGTTTCGCGGTGGTTTAACACCTCTAATATTCCATATCCGTTATTTTTACCACCAAGCTTTAATGTGCCACCCTTGGCGTAAGTGAACGAAATATACAGCTGATTTCCTTCTTTATAGATTCCTTTAATTGCGCCATCATTGGTTAAGAGGTTAAATATTTCTTCATGTGTAAGTGCATCTACATCAATTACAACCGCCATGCTTTGGGAATCTAATGGTTGTGAAAATCCACCCGCCGCGTATAAGGTACATTTTATGGCACTCACATCTCTTGGAATTCCAATTGACCTTCCAGAAGCCGTTGTTATAATTCCTCCCGCTTTAGTTGATAATACCGTATATAAATTATGTGAAACGCTTGTTTCGTCTTTCGCAGAAGAATATACCGTTTTCCAATTTTCCCCATCTACGGATTCTTCGATTTTAAAACGACCTTTATATGCTGTTCGTGTTTCCGCGTTTCCATCGCGATACCAAGCACTCAAAGTAATATAGCTCGGGGCTACACTGCCATTCGCGCGTTGCTTAATAACATATGATGGGCTTTCAAGAAAATATGTTCTACCCGGAAGACCGTTCTTTCCATCGTTTCCCGCATAAATTTTTGAAATGGAAAATCTTTTGGTCACCGTCAAAGCACTAAGATAAGTTGCCCTAACATCTACCCAACCATCATCGGCTGACAGCCCCGTTACCGTATATGTCTTTGCTGAATTGTTCCAGATTCCTGTTATACTATCTGATTTTGTGATTATAAAATTACAATCATCTGTAATATCTTGTGTTCCGTACATTACTACAGCATGTGTAATCACACCGCTTGGAAATGTACCGTAGTTCCCACTAGAATCAACAGAAATGCCCTGGTATTCATTGCTCAGTTGCAATGTCATGTTTTTGGCGAGAGCTGCCGCTTCCTGTGCCTGTTTCGCTGCCGACAATGCGTCCTCAGAATCTTTCAGTGCCTTTGTAACGTCCGTATCTTTCAGCTGTTTCCAATAATATCCATTGCCTTCATTTACAAAGCGGTATGCGTGGCTATCGCCATCGTAGTAAATGTCACCGACATGCTTGCTCATTTCGGTATCGTCCAGCCATTCATTGGCCGGATAATTGCTCAATGTAGGTACTGATGTTCCTGTCCAGGTATTTATATTCCCATCAATCTGCCCCTGCATACTGTTTAACAGTCCATCCAAATGAGATGCACCAATCCTAATTGAGGATCCATCCATTATTAATTGATGTTTAGTTATATCGGCAGAAAATATAATATTTCCGCTATTATCACGAACCACCAAGGCTCCCGCCTTAATCCAGTCAGCATTAACACCTGTAGCGGTAAGGATTCTGGCAATTACATCACCATCGACCGTCATACCGCCATTCCAATGTTGTCCACCATCTGTAGATACCGCCCATGCTTCTGCGGTCATTTTCCATACAATGTCAGAATCGGATAGCTGTGGTTTGTTGTGAAGATAATAGATATTGCTTCCGTCCGGCTGTGTTTCCACTGTCGTGTATGTTCCAGAAGATTCCGCAAGGCGTTGTGATAATTCTTCCAGCGCTTTTTCCCTAGAAGTACGCTCATCTCTTAAGCTTTTTCTATATTCAGATTGTGCCTGTTGATTAAGGGTATATTGCTTCTGTTTGTTTCTTGAAACACTCTTCGCACTGCATTCTAATTGTTCAAAAGTTCCCGGGTTCAATGTAAGAGAAGTTAAATAACTCTTATGTTCTTCCCCATTCCTATCAGTGATTGTAATAGCATCCCCTGCTTCCAAAGCAATATCGGTTAGCGCGCTGGTTGTAAAAGGACGAAATTTTAATCCAACACATCTTTCAGCAATTATTGAGCAAATCGTTTGTCCAGTCCCCGGTTGTATTAGCTTATTTTCGCTAATATCTATGATGTACCCCTCATCCCCTGATTGATATGTTTTAGCGTTACTTTCAGATGAATTGCTTGAATACTCCGTTACTTTTACTCCTGTTATTTCAAGATCGTATAACCAAGGGGTAAATCCACTTGTATCTTTGGAGGTAATATTAGCTGGAATATTAGATTCTTTTTCATACCATCCGATACACAATCTTCCGTATGCATCTGTTTTCGCCCACTGGCAACCCATTTGTGCCACCCATGCAATTACCTGTCTGAAGGTAATACTGCTATCATCTGGTCGATTCTGGATTATGAAATCATCGTTATCAAATCTGGTTGATTGCAGTGTTACACCGCAGACCTCGCAAGCATCCTGGATGATCTGTAATCTAGTTGCCGGATAGGACAGCTTACTTTCTGAATAATCACGATCAAATAATCGCATGGAATCTTCGCAAGCCAAACTGATTATAGCTGTATTCTGATATGGTGCATCTGTTACTGTCATGGTACAGATGCGAATTTTCTCAATACCAGTGGATAATTCAAGCCCGATATGGCAAACAACTCTCGCTCCATCCCAGATGTAATCTGTGTACTTGCCAGAAAAGTTGTTGATCTGCAATGTCAGTTTATTTACGATAGCTGCGCCGATATCAAAAGAGCCGCTTTGCGATACTGCATCCTCAAATTTAAAACCATTAGACCATAAATCCTTGTCGGTAATGGATAATGTGCTTCCATCCGTGAAGGTAAAATCTGCATATTTCAGATAGTTACGATTCCCACTATTCTGTTGTTCTTTAAATTCCGTTGATAAATTTCGCATATCTTACCTCTCGATAAAATCAAAACTAAGTCCTTCCATGCGCTCATTGCCTATCCACCAACACTTAAAAGGGGACTCCCTGTCACCAACATAAAATGTTCTGGTTTCGTGCTTATTTGCAGATAGCAAGTCTGGATATGTGACCTGTATATACTCTGGATTTACTGCCTGTATAATTTTGCAAGCAGTGTCCCAGTCTGGGCCATTCCAACCTACAGACAGCTTTCGTTTCTGTCCAACTCTGTTTTTATGCATGGTTGTATCGTCAGTTCTTCCAGATTCTGATGCTGATATATCCTGTAATCCCCATGTAAAAGAAGAAGGACAGGGCATTGCTACCCCATCCACTTTTAAAAATGCTTCTGCCATATGCTAACCCTCATGTATTTTTA